CCTGCACCTGTAATCTTATTAGTTCCCATTGCAATAGCACCAGACATAGTGCCACCAGCCAGAGGCAACTTAGTTGCTAGGCTGTTAGTAACAGTAGTCGAAAACGCTGCATCATTACCAAGGGCAGTTGCCAACTCATTAAGAGTATCAAGAGCACCAGGTGCTGCAGCAATAAGGTCTGTAATCTCTGTCTGCACATAAGCAGTAGTAGCAACCTGAGTAGTGTTTGTGTTGGCTGCTGCAGTTGGAGCGGTAGGTACACCAGTCAACGCTGGGCTTGCTAGCGGAGCGTATGTACTTGAGGCTGTAGCAGTTGCTAACTTAGAATCAATTTGAGTTTGAATTGCAGAGGTAACACCATCTAGGTATCCAAGTTCAGTTGCAGATACTGTTGATGATGGAGCAATCTTTGTCCAAGCAATTGCAGCAGATGCATTAACGTCTGCATCTACGATTGTATTAGTAAGGTTTAACTTGCTGTAAGCAACCTGAGCAGAAGCATTAACATCAGCATTGACAATTGCACCAGTACCAATAACTGTAGTTAGACTTACGTTGCCAGTACCGTCGAAGGTAACTCCGCTTGCTTCTACATCTCCAGTCAATTGGAATGTACGACCAGTAGCAAGGGCTGTGGCTGTAGCAGCATTACCTGTTGTAGAACCTGAGGTTCCACTTACGTTACCAGTTACGTTACCAGTAATATTACCTGTGAATGTACCTGCAATAGCACCAGTACCTGTGATGGTTGGGCTAGAAAGTGTTGGGCTTGTAGCAAATACCGCAGAGCCTGTGCCTGTCTCATCTGTCAGCGCACCACGAAGGTTTGTGCTGGATGGAGTAGCAAGGAATGTAGCAACTCCTGAGCCTAGACCAGAGACACCAGTTGCGATTGGTAGCGCAGTAGCATTGGCAAGATTTCCAGATGCTGGAGTACCAAGTACTGGAGCAGTCATAATAGGTGCAGTTAAAGTTTTGTCAGTAAGAGTCTGTGCTCCAGTAAGAGTAACCAAAGCAGCGGTATCTGTGATTCCGTGTACACCAGTTGAATCTTCAATGTGGTCGTTAGCCTCTTGGTAGTCTCGACCAATTGCCATATGTCGTACTACTGCACCTGCTGAGTGAGCAGAGCCAGTACCAGGAGTTGGACCATCTACACCACGAGTAATTGTTAATGTGTTACCAGATGAGTAGAGGGTTACATCTACAATCTCTTCGAGTGCTGTATCTGGGTCAATGACAACTGTGTATGTCTGAGTTCCAGTTAATGTCTTGCCACCCATAATAGATGCGCCATTGACAACAGACATAGTAGTTGCTGTCGATGTGATTGGAGAACTCAGCGTTGTTTGCTGAGAACGGGATGAGTATTTTCTGACTGTCATTTAGGTTCCTATCGGCGGGAGAAGTGAACTCGTGGGGGATAATTCTGTTGTTGAGCCTTTGTCTCTTCTTGGAGACGTTGTGAGTACAAAGCGTAAAGTTGTTTAGTTGCACTCTGTGAAGCACCGTAAGGACGCTTGCTGTCTGTCTCGTCAGCCTGTGGGCTAACCTGAGCAGCACGTGCTGGGTCAAGGAAGGATAGAAGTCTGTAAGCAGTTCCAAGAACTATGACATCTCGTGTTGATTCTGGAAGACCAGTTACTGTTACATAGTCTTGTGCATTTGTTAATGCTATTGTCGCAAGGTCTGGAAAAGCAATTGGGTCAGTTGCATATACAACTCGGACTGTACGTCCTGGCATTGGCATATCTGCTCCAATTGTGATGGTCTGTGCATAAGCACCGAAGGCTGTTGTATCTGCAGTAGAGTCAAAGTCCCAACGGCGGATTGGTACCCACTCTTTAGATGGTCCGATTGACTCCCAAGCAATTGTCAATATGTTTTTGATGTTGAGGTTATTAAAAGCATATGTTGACTGAGCAGGGCTGAAGGTAAATGTTGTTGACTTTACCGAAAAGATGTTTGCTCCAAGTGAACGGATTGTGTCGTTAATTGCACGCTTAACTGAGAAGCGAGGGAAGGTTGGAGAGATAGTTACCTTCGTATCTAGCGTGTGTGTTGCTGCTGTTGAGCCTAGGTAGCCACGACCATAAGGAGCAATCGTTGCTGTGTTAGAAATGCGGTCATATAAGTCAACCCACATTAACTCTTCATCAATTTCGATGACTCCCTTACCGACATTCTCAGTCGAACCCAGAGACAGGATTAGCGGTGAAGCACTTGAAGATGTTGTAGTTGTAACTGCAGTCTTCAGGTAGGTTGCTCTGTCCTGCTGGAATGTATATCCAGCCAAGTTCAAGACAACCTCATCAATCATCTGACTCAGGGTGTACGCCATTATTTCCTCTTATTCCCTACGAATGCATCGTAGTAATTAACATCAAAGGAGAACCGCTTCATATGCGGAACTGTTGCTGCTGTGTGTGCCCAGACTGGAATGTCAGCCTTGTCACATAGGGCGAAGAAGTAGATATCCTCACCCATAAAATTCTTTCCGTGTCCTACATCTGAAAACAGCGGAGCCTTTGGAAGTACCTCACGGATGCGGTCAACCACGCTACGGTGCATCAGGACGAATCCCATACCCGCTGCTCCTACTTGCAATAACTTATCCTTAGGTAAAGGATGAACTCGCTTGACACCTATCTCATCACCATTGGCTACAAAGTTAAACAATGTTGGCATTGGTTCCATCAAAGGTTCTTCAGGTTGGTCAGTTGTAAAGTACACACCTGTAAGGATTGGGCGTTCTTTAACATCCTTGTTATTCCAAAGAAACTTGAAAGTATCTGGACTGATAACAACATCTGAGTCAACCCATAAGAGCCAGTCAGATTTATTGCCGTCATACCAATAGTTAATTACTTTGTCTCGCTGTCGTGCTATCTGATTGCCTTGACTACGCAGGGTGGTTGCGACTTCAACTCCTGAGTGGAGCATCACATCTGTAACGCCTTGCATAAACTTGCCATCGACCATACCATTGTCACACCAAGCAATTGCTAACTTGTCGTTCATTGTCCCCACCTTTGTTTGTTACCACTTAACCTTGTTAGCCCAATACGCTGCAGACATCTTGCCCTTGGCAATGTTCTTAGCGTGACGTGCCTTGAATGATGCTTGACGTGCTGATGGCTTACGGTCACCAGTAACACCCTGTTGACCAAAGCGAATAGTTTTAACCTTGTCGCCTTCCTTCGCCACAACAACGTGTGACTTAGTGGCGTGACTTGGTGTTCGCTTTGGCTTGTTAAAACCAGAAACTCCTGCTCGCTTTAGTCTTGGGTCAGTCATTTACTTCTTCTTGCCCATTTTCTTAACAGCCTTCTTGACCATCTTCTTCTTACCCATCTTCATTTCCATCATCTTTTCTTTCTTAGATTCCATCTTCTCGCCCATTTTGTATGCCTTGTTCTTCATCATTTACTCCACCGCTTTCATCACTTCGGCTACGGATTTCGTAACCTTGTCTGCTCTAACTCCCATTGTGCCAGCGTCGTATGCTTTGCCCAATGTTTCACTTGCTTCGATTGCTGCCTCAACCTGACCACGATGGGTACCTGCTGGTTGAATACCTTGGTTCCTAGCATCCTTGTAGAACTTCAATCTACTTTGCCATTGCTTATCAGCAATTGGTCTGCCAGCATCCCCAGTATTTAATTCAAGAGTTGATACTTTGCATCCGAAACAACCTTCAACATATTCAGGATGCTTTGTTCTTTGATGTAAACTCATTTGTCCCTACTCTGCTACAAAGTTTGCTTCTGTAACGTCAATGTCTGCAGCAATCATTGCTGCCTTAGTTGCTTCGCTGATACCAGGATGTTCGTGTCCACCTAGCCAGTACTCGTCAACTGCTTCTAGTTCATCCTGTGAGTACCAACGTCCACTGGAGTATGTGCTACCAGTACGAACAATTGTTACTCCACGATTGAGACGAAAGAAGTAGAACAAGCGATGTCCACCAGTGGGACCTTCTTCTACCACAGGTGTGGTAAATAAATAAGTTGTCATTTGTTCTCCTTAATGAACTTACTGATGAGGCTAGGTTTCCCTAGCCCCACCCGTCAATCAATTAAGCGATTGATGAACCAGACTCAATGCGGTATAGTGCTTCTTCACGGAAACGTGCGAAACCTAGAACGCCGTACCATCCGATTGGACGGAAGCGGTTCAACTTATCGGTAACTGGACCGATAACTGTGTGTGGCTCTTCTGCCACTGCCTCAGCAAGTGCTTGCTGTCCGCAAAGGATTGTGCGGTACACCTTTGCAGATGAAGCACCGTCTGTTGCTACGTATAGGCGTGGTGACTCTACGAAGTAGGCACCCTTGTAACGACCAACTTCTCCAGCCCAGATACGGTCTTGTGAGATACCGTATGCGTTAGGTACTACCCAACCTGCTGCTGATGATTCAAGCATTAGGTCGTGTGCGACATCTGGGTGTACTCCAGCCCAGAACTCGTTTCCACGCTTACCTGAAGCCTTGTTAGTACGCAACTTAGCAACCGCCTTAGCGATGTTCGCTGTTGACAATGTTGCTGCTGCTGTAACTGTTGCTGTTGTTGTTGCTGTTGAACCTGAGTAGATTACGTTTGTTCCGCCGCGAAGTGCTGTCATAGCAAGTGCGTCGATTGAATCTGCCTGGTTGCGAGCCATCAAAGTTACGATGTCTGGGTCTACTGAGTTCAAAGAGAACAACTGTAGAGCACGTGTGTTAGTTGTTGCGTTACCGAACTCCTGCATTGTGATAGTCACAGATGTAGGTGTTCCGATTGTAACGCCATCAATGTCTGTTGACTCTGTTAACGCTGTTGTAGCGTTAGCAAGGTCAGCGTAACGCTGAAGGACAACAACGTTACCGTTGTTTGTTGTTGATACTGGGCGCTTGTCTGCTACGGCACGAATTAGGGGTTCGTCGCGAAGGGCAAATTCGATAAACTTATCGTATGCCTTCTGTACTAGACCTGCGCTACCTGCTGTTCCGCCGAGAGACGCTGAGTCTGTCGATGTGAAGTTTGTAGCCAAGTGTTCACCTCCTGGTGATTAGATACTATGAATGTTTAAGATTGTGAGTAGAGGATGCGGGTGAGTTCCTCGGCGGATTGTGCTCCGTCGATTTTCATTTCCATATCTTCGCCTCGGTCAGGTGTGATAGCACCCTGTGTGACAGCATTCTGCTTACGTAATTCGGCACGATTGCCATCGACTTCAGGTGTTTCCTCTTGCTTGACAAACCCAAACAAGTCGCCGTTATCGTCAAGCCAGTTTGAAACTGTCTCTTCGCTAACGTCTTCTAGGTCTTTGAGAATTAGTCTTGCAGCCTTAGGATTCACACCCTGTTTTTCTAGGACTTCTTTGACGGTGCGCTCACGCTGCCCCTTGGATAGTGTCTCAAGTTGCTCAGTGAGTTCCTTAATTCTTTTCTCGTCACTACGCTTTGCCTTCCGTAACTTCTTTAGTAAGTCAGTTCCGTCATTGCTTGTGTCGATATCTGTATCGAGGTCATCGTCTTCTTCATCCCAGTAGTTGTTGCTCATAGCAACTGTCCACCCTTCTATTCGTTGTAGTTCGCAAGCCTCAGGTTCCATTCGGGGAAACGGTCTGGCTCTTGCTACCAGTCTTATACGCTGACGGGGCTGGTGGGTCCGTTCAGGATTCTATTTGTTTAGATTAAACCAGCACCGCGTTGCTGTGAAGCAAGTGACTTGCTACCCATTACGCCTGATGTACCAGAGAAGCGACCAATCTCCTTAGCCTTAAGGATGTCTTCTTGCTCTTGTGCCTTAACATTCTTCTTGAATGTAATATCTTCTGCAGTCTGCTGTGTGTAGTTAATGCCAGTCTCGCCAGAAATCTGAGATAAGAACTTGCCACGAGGTAGAGCCTGGGCGATGTATCGAACACCAGCCTGTGCTCCAGCCTTTGTAATACCATATGCTGCAAGTGATTCAGCAGATACAAGTGATGTTTCAAGATTCTGTGCTAGGTATGAGCCACCGATTTCTGCAGCAGCAGCCTTGCGCTGAAGTGTTGGTAACATCTCTTCAGGGTTAAGCATTGCAGCAACAATATCTCCAGTTCCAAGGCTTGGATAAAACTTACGAAATGCTTCTTCAACATACTTATCTGCCTTAAGACGGTCATAACCAACCTTCAAGCGACCAGTAACATCTACTGCATCCATTGAATTACCAATCAATGTTGCATACATCTTGCGATTAGCAAGAGAGCCTACGTCGTAAGACTTAAAAATAGTCTCATACTCTTTCTCAACCTTGAGGTATGCATCATCGGTAAGGGTTGGTAATCCCTTTTTAATGAGGGCAGCATTGCCAGCAAAGCGTTCTAGGTATGGTGCGTTGTAGCGTGTATCAAACTTAAGTAATGAAAGGATGTCTGCGCTTGCAATCTTAGGGTAGTCAGCACGAATCTTAGCGATTGAATCTGCTACACCCTTCATATCGTAATTCTTTAGGATGCCTTCTACAATAGAAAATGCTGGATTCTCTAAGTTCCCACCCAATGGGTCAGGAACAACAACAGTATCTGCTATGCCATTCTTATAATTCTTACCACCATACGAACCAGTAAATGGTGAACCTTTGAAGTTAAGAACTCCATTTGCAGTAGTGTAATCTGCTGGATTCTGAACAGTTGTTGAAGTCACTACACCAGTTGTGCTTGCAGTTCCCGTCTTAAGACCTGTACCCGAAACAAGGTTGCCTTGCTGGTCGTATACATTGCCACTTGT